AGATATTAACAATTCCTGCCGTTGATTCAGAACCTTTTGACGCTCTTGGTCCATTAGTTAAAGTAGGTGACGCAACTAGAGATATTAAATCAACCGCTAATGAAACTTCAATTACTTTAGTGGGTATTGAATCAGCTCAATTAGGCTGGGTATTAAGTAATAAAATTAAAGGTTCTCTTGTCGAAATGTGGCATGGCTTTTTTGATGCCAACAATGAGCTTATAACTACAGGCGGCACAGGCGGTCTTTATAAGTTTTTTACAGGCTATGTCAATTCATTTAATATTACAGAGCAATGGTTTGAAGAAGCAAGAATGTATTATGGAGTTATTAATGTAACCGCATCAAGCATTCAAATTATTTTACAAAACGGAACTGCTGGAAGATATACCAATAATAATTCGTGGCAATTTTTTGCGGATGGCGATACCTCAATGGATAGAGTTTCTGTTATTCAAAATATTAACTATTTCTTTGGCAAAGAAAAAGATGCAAGCCTTTACAGAACTTGATAAGACAAGCTAATAAATACGATATAGATAAGATAATAGATCTTTTAAAAGACTTTGCTATAAAGACAGATAGTCAATTAAAAGGAAGTCCATTAGACTGGTCTAAAACTTATGTAATGCAACTCATTACAAATATAATAGCAGGTCAAGGATTTATATTAATTGATGATAAACAAACAGGCATTTTAATAGCTTTTAAAAATCATTGTTTTTGGAATGATAAAAGTATTCAGCTACAAGAAGTTATGTTGCATGGATATAACAAATTTGTTATTGCTAGATTGATTAAAGAATATATTAAAATAGCAAAAGAATTATTAAATAAAAAGGAAATCAATCAAGCTACAATGTCATCTTATAATGACTTAAAATTTGAAAGATATGGTATGCAAAAACTAGAATATACATGGGAAATTAAATGAGTTCTTTAACAAAAGCATTTTCATTTTTTAATTTTAACCCATTTACTTTTGCTCTTCAAATGGTTGCTAGTTCTATATTGTCAAAAGTTTTTGCACCTAGCCCACCAAGTTTATCAACTCAACAACCCGAACCTAATCCTGGCTCTCGCGCACAAACTCCACCTGCTGGAAATAATAAACTTCCTGTTATTTATGGAAATGCTTGGACTGGAGGTATTGTTACAGACCTTTCAATTACTACCGATAATCAAACTCTTTATTATGTATTTGCTTTATCTGAAGTAACCAATACAGAATCATCAAGTGTTGGCGGTCCTGACAATATAACTTTTGGCGATATATATTGGGGCGGAAAAAAATGTGTATTTGATGGCACAGATTTAACTAAAGTAATTTCACTTCTTGATCAAAGCACAGGTCAATCTCAAGATATATCAGGATATATGAATATCTATCTTTATAGAAATGGTTCAAATAATCCTGCTAATTCATCAACAAACGCTATATCAGTTATGAGTGATATTAATCTTACTTATAAATGGAATGGTTCTAAATTAATGACTAATTGCGCTTTTGCAATTATTAAACTTAAATATTCTCAATCAAGAAATCTTGTAGGTTTATCTGCTACTAATTTTGAAGTAACTAATGCTAGATCAGCTCCAGGTGATTGCTTTTTAGATTATTTAACTTCTACCCGTTATGGCGCATCAATTCCATTAGCAAGCATTGATACAACAAGTCTTACTGCTTTAAATACTTATTCAAATGCCGCAATTGGTTATACTACTTACACAGGTGGATCAGGAACAATACCAAGATTTGAATTTAATGGTCAAATAGATACCGCACAAAAAATAATGAAGAATATTCAATCAATGGCGGACTGTGCTGATTGTTTGGTTAAATACAATGAAATTACAGGTCTTTGGGGTGTAATTGTTCAAAGCCCAACTTATTCAGTTGCTATGGATATTAATGATAGCAATATGATTGGTCCTATTGTAGTTAGCCCGATTGATATTTCAAACTCATTTAATATTATTGAAACAAAATTTCCTGATGGCACTCAACAAGATTCTTTTAATGCGGCAACTTTTGATTTAGCAGAAATTAATCCATCTTTAATGTTTCCTAATGAACCTGTAAATAAACAATCAGTTAGTCTTTATTTAACTAATAATTCTATAACCGCTCAATACATTGCTAATCGTATGCTAGAAGCGGCAAGGGAAGATTTACAGTTACAATGCGAAATTAATTATATTGGACTTGAATTAGAAGCAGGTGATATTGTTACTGTGACTAATGTTAATTATGGATGGTCAGCTAAATTATTTAGAATATTAAAAGTTATTGAAAAATTTGCTGATGATGGATCGGTAACTGCTTCATTAAGTTTATCCGAATATAATCCAGCCGTTTATGATGATTATAATGTTACTCAATTTACACCTGCTCCAAATACAGGACTTTCTAGCCCTACAACTTTTGGCACAGTTTATGCGCCTGTAATTACTGCACAATTTCCATCTATTACTAACCCTGCATTTACAATAAGAATACAAACATCAAGTGCAGGTATTTCTGAATATGCAGAAATATACTATTCAGCATATCAATACCCTACAGCCGATCAGCTTATATTTGCAGGCACTACTGAAATACAACCAGGCGGAAGTCCTTATGTAGTTAATAGCTATATGCCTGATGTTCAATTATTTAATATACCAGCAGGCGATTGGTATTTCTTTACTCGCATGGTTAATAATCTTGCATCAAGCAATTATTCATTAGCTTCTGCAAAACTCACTTGGCGACCAACTACATTTCAATATACTGAAAAATTTTTATCAGTAGCTTATGCAGATAGTATTGATGGATTAACTAACTTTAGTTTAAGCCCTACAAGCAGGCTTTATTATGGTCTTTATAATAATAACTCCACAAGTCCATCAACTACTGCTTCAGACTATAAATGGTATTTAGCTGATCCTGCTTTTGGCACTAATAAATTTTTATGCTTTATTAATAGAACAGGTCGCAAGTTTAGCTTTGATACAGACTTTGCTGACTATGCTTCAGGCACAGGTCAATTTGTGCCAACAACTATTGCAGACTTTGATCCTAGATTATGGTCAGCTTTGCCTGATGGATTAAATGTTATTGATCTTGATAATAAAACAGGTCAATTAATTACTACAGGAACAACAACTACAGGAACAGGACAAGTTAAAGTATCTAATACAGGTGATGGTCAATTAATAGCATCGCTAGATCAATTCCTAGATTTTGGTGGACCTACTACCTTTACAGGTAATGCCGCAACTATTACAGTCGATATTTATGGTCGAGTGGTAGGCTTTACAACACCTGATAACTTCTACATGACTATTGATTATTTTAATGCAACAAGTGGTCAGACAGTCTTTTCAGTTACTCGCGCGGCAACTTACATTCAAGGTCAATGCCTAGTATTTATTAACGGACTTTTATTATCTGACACAGAATACACAGATACGGGTGGCGCTACAGGCACAGTTACTTTAACCACAGGCGCGACATTAAATGATGTAGTAACCATATATTCAATGCGAGCTATATCAAGTGGCAATTATTATGACAATACTTATCTTAATGTAGCAAGTGTATCGGGTGCTAATGTCACTTGGAATATTGCTGAAATGCCTTATCAATTAATTAGAGCTGGCGATATAATGACTTTTAGTAATACTGGCACGCCAACTCAATATACTGTATCTAGTGTTAATTATGTAACGGCAACTATTACATTTACTACTTCACCTACAGGATTAACGACTGGCGATCCTATATATACTTACAGAGCTTCAGGATCAAGCTATCCTGTATTTAGCAGATTTGAAGCTACACTTACTTCAGCTACAACTTATACACCTACTGAATGGTTTTTTAATTCAGGTTACGAGCTTCCTTTTTATAACGGAACTATTGTGCCTGATTCTGATTTTGATATTGTAGGAAATACTTATACTAATATTCCAGCCGTATCTAGTGGCATTTTAACTATTATTCAATTTAGCGGAAACAATACAACAACACCTACAGGCACTCCGCAAAATGTAATTACATTTGCTACTATTGGACAAGTTTTCTATTCATTTAATTTTACAAATGGGGCTTTAGGAATTTATGCAAATGGTGTATTATATGAAGGCGGTGTGGATTATACGACTTCTACTAATAGCTATACATTAACTAATAGTCCTACACAATCGTTTATAATTCAACAACAAACATTCGCTCGCGCAGGTGCGGCATAAGGGGAAAAAATGACACAAGCATTTAATTTAAGTCAATTTGCCAATAAGGTAAATACTTCAGGACAGGCAGATTTAACAACTGCGGTCACAGGAACGCTTCCTGTTTCTAATGGTGGCACAGGTGCTACTACATTAACTGCTAATAATGTTATTTTAGGTAATGGAACTTCAGCGCCTACTTTTGTAGCTCCAGGCACAACGGGAAATGTTCTTACATCTAATGGCACAACTTGGACTTCTGCAGCAGGCGGCGCTTATGCTGGATTTACAACAGTTATATTTTCTTCATCAGGATCATGGACACCTCCAGCGGGCATTACTAGAGCTGTTGTAATTTGTGTGGGCGGCGGTGGCGGAGCAGGTGGATCAAGCAATGTAAACACAAGATCAGGGGCGGCTGGTGCTGGAGGGTTATCATACGCTTATGTAACAAGTCTTTCAGGAACTTACACTATAACTGTAGGCGGTGGCGGCACAGGAGTTTTACAAGGAAATGGAACGGCAGGAACAAGCTCATCTTTTGGTGCTTTAGTAACTGCAACAGGCGGCGGTGGCGGATCGCTCAATGGTGTCAATGGCACGGCTGGCACAGGTTCAACAAGCGGAACATTATTAAGAAATGCTTCAACTTCTCTTAATGTTGTTGGCTTGGGTGGAACTTTGACAAGAGTTTCAGGTTCTGGTCGAGATCCTGTAGCTTGGGATCCTACTTCTCTTTTTTTAGCTGGCGCAGGGGCTAGCGCAACAAGTAATGGCAGTAATACTGGTTCGGGTGGTGTAGGTGGTATGGTTATGATTCAATATTAATAAAGGATAAAAAATGCAAGCACTTATTTCACCTGATCAAAATAATTTAGTAGCTCAAGTAGAGCCTGATAATAATACATTTCCTGTATGCGATCCTTTTTATTGGGTTGAGTGTCCTGATTATGTTATAGCTAGCTGGTATTATCAAGACAATATTTTTGTTCCTCCACCTGTTTATATTCCAACGGCTGAAGAAAATAAATCTACCGCTATTTCTTTGCTTCAACAAACAGATTGGACATCAATATCAGATGTTGGAAATCCTGAATTAGCAAATCCTTATTTAATTAATCAAGCTGAATTTATTGCTTGGAGATCACAAGTAAGAGATATTGCAGTTAATCCAATTTCAGGTTCAGATGTATTTCCTGATCAACCACAAGAACAATGGTCTAGTTAATTTAATATAGGATAAAATAAGATATGAATAATTTTATTGGTCAATGGGTAATTGACGATATTTCTATTTGTGACGAAATTATTAATTATCACAAAAATAGCAATAAAAAACACAAGGGATCAATTTTAGATATTGATTCAGGAAAAATACAAGAAAATCCAAATATTAAAATATCAACTGATGTTGATTTTGATAAAACTTCAGATATTGCAAAAAAATATTTTAATGAATTACAAAAAGTTATTAATAAATATATTGAACAATATAAATATTGTAATGAATATGGCGCTTGGGATATTGTAGAGGGTGTTAATATTCAGCATTACAAACCTAATGAAGGTTATTTTTCTTTTCATACCGAAAGAATTTCAAATAAATCACCAGTAAATAATAGACATTTAGTTTTTATGACATATTTAAATGATGTTGATGATGGTGGTGAAACTGAATTTTATTATCAAGAAATAAAAACAAAACCTAAAAAGGGATTGACTGTTATATTTCCTGCTGATTGGACACATACTCACAGAGGAATAACATCGCCAATTCAAGAAAAATATATTATTACAGGTTGGTTAAGTTATATTAGTTAAATAAAATAAGGACAAGATATGAAAGAATATAAAATAATAGATAATTTTTTAGATAAAGAAGATTTTTTAGTAATTAAAAATTTTTTAATGTCATCTGATTTTCCATGGTATTTTCAAAATATTATTACTAATTACGAAAATGCAGAAAAACTAGAAGAAGCTTATTTTTTTCTTCATAAATTCTATAAAGATTTTAATGCTACAAGTAATTATATAAATATATTAAATCCTATTATTCAAAAACTTAATCCTAATGCAATTATAAGAATTAATGCAAATTTATTTCCTAATATAAACAAAGATTACAGATGTAAATCTCATCAAGATTTTGAATATTCACATAAAGGAGCTGTATTTTATGTTAATACTAATAATGGATATACTGTTTTAGAAGATGGCACAAAAATAGAATCTATAGAAAATAGAGTTTTACTGCATGATGCTTCAGAGTTTCATAATGTTAATTTTTGCACAGATGAAAAAACAAGGGTAACTTTAGTATTTAACTACTTTTAAAAGAATTAAAAATAAAGATTGTATTTTAAATAATATGGTAAAATAACATATTAATAAGATAAGACCATTCGCGTTCTGTAAGGATATAGGCGCGTTAATTACCTAGTGAGGAAAACATGGCTATCTTTAACAAAAATACCCTTCAACAAGTATCGGGCTTTGATAATGAAATCATAGCAGGTGAACTTGTATGGAATCAGCAAAAGTATTGGGATTTAACAATGACAGGGGAAGATGAACTTCCTGTCGATTTAACAGGCGCAACCATTGGCGCATCCATTATCCGCAGACAATTATCCAATATCCGAGATAGCCGTTATGGACTAACTTTTGATATTGCCGATTACACTCCAGCACCTTCAGCCATTAACTTAACCATTTCAAATAGAGATGATGCCGCAGGCTCATTTACATTATTGTTTGATTCTAACGCTTGGGGATTAGCGGCTAATGATCCACAATTAGATATTAATGCTCAAAATTGTGTAGGCTATTCAGGTCGCATTAAAATTTCATTTCCAGCAGTAGGCACTACACCTGCTGAAGATCAAATCATTTTCTTGCTATTTTTAGTGAGGTCTGATGGGGTGATTAATTAATGAAAGTTACATTAAATACAGAAAACAATATAGACATATCTGTTACACCTGCACCGCAGGTTAAAGTAGAAGTTGTGCCGCCAGCGCAACAAACTATTAATATTAGCAGAGGGGTATCAGGCCCAGCAGGACCTCCAGGACCAAATACAATAGGCGGATATGGTTTTAACATATCAGGATTAACTGATTTTAATGCTCTTATGTTTAGAACTACAACAAATCAATGGACCAATATTCCACAGGAAGAAATTTCTGATGGCGGCAATTTTTAAGGGGAAATAAGCATGGCAAATACAATTAGAATTAAACGCAGAACGAGTGGTAGCGCGGGAGCACCCAGCACCCTTGAAAATGCAGAATTAGCTTTTAATGAAGTAGGTGAGGTTCTTTACTACGGACAAGGCACAGGCGGCGTAGGCGGCTCTGCTACAAGCATTATTCCTATTGCTGGTAGCGGTGCTTTTGTTGATTTATCTTCTAATCAAACAGTAGGTGGCACAAAAACATTTTCAAACACTATTACAGGCTCCGTATCAGGAAATGCGGCAACTGCAACTGCTTTAGCTACAGGTCGCACAATCTCTATTTCAGGTGATTTAACTTATACTTCACCATCTTTTGATGGCACAGGCAATGTAACTGCCGCAGGCACTTTAGCTACAGTTAATAGTAATGTTGGCACTTTCACTAAAATTACAATTAATGGTAAAGGTTTAGCAACCGCAGGTGCTAATGCAATTTTAAATGATATTGGCGCACCTACATCTTCATTTAGCTTTGGCTCACAATTATTAACCAGCCTTGCTGATCCTGTAAGCAATCAAGATGCAGCTACTAAATACTATGTTGATTCTGTAGCTCAAGGGCTTGATATTAAAGCTTCAGTCGTTACGGCTTCTACGGCTAATATAACAACGCTTTCAGGTCTTTTAACTGTTGCTGGCGTTACATTAACGGCTGGTCAAAGAGTTTTAGTTAAAAATCAAACTGCGTCTGAAGATAATGGTATTTACCTTGCTTCAGCAACGGCATGGTCAAGATCACCTGACGCTGATACTTGGGATGAATTAGTATCTGCTTTCGTATTCGTTGAAGAAGGCACTAACGCTGATACAGGTTGGGTTTGCACAATTAACGCAGGTGGCACTTTAGGAACTACACCTATTACTTGGACACAATTTTCAGGTGCAGGCACATACACTAATGGCACAGGTTTAACATTAACAGGTAATGTATTCAGTATTACTGATACTGCGGTTACTCCAGCTTCTTATGGCTCTGCAAGCAAAACTTTAACTGCTACTGTAAATGCTCAAGGCCAATTAACTGCATTAGCTGATACTAATATTGCGATTGCAAATACTCAAGTATCAGGTTTAGGCACAATGTCCACACAAGCGGCCAACAGTGTTGCTATTACAGGTGGTTCAATTACTAATTTAACTACTTTTGATGGCATTACTATTGACGGCGGCACATTCTAAAAGTTATATTTTTGTAAAACATTTCCTGCTATATAGCAGAAAGGGATAGCCAAATGGCTAACACAATTCAAGTTAAGAGGTCTGCGGTTCCAGCAAAAGTGCCAACGACCTCTGATCTCGCTTTAGGTGAGATTGCGGTAAATACCTATGATGGCAAGATGTATATCAAAAAAGATGACGGCACTGCATCTATTGTTACAATTAATGCTGGCGGTGGTGGTTCAGGCGATGTCGTAGGTCCAGCTTCAGCTACGGACAATGCTTTAGCTCGTTATGATTCAACGACAGGAAAGCTTATTCAAAACTCTGTAGGTATCCTAGATGATTCAGGAAACTTAACAGGCATTAATTCAATTACCGATCCTGACTATGTTACTTTTAATACAAGTTACGCCACAGGATTAACTACAGGTCAATTAGGTTGGGATTCTACAAACAATTCCCTTGCTTTTGGTATGGCAAATGGAAATATTGTGCAACATATAGGTGAAGATCAATATCTTTATATAAAAGCAAGTGCCACTATTACTAAAGGTCAAGTGATTATGTTCACAGGATCAGTAGGCGCTTCAGGTGTATTAACAGGCGCTCCAGCCACAGGCATTACAGACGGCACTTATATTATAGGTATTGCGGCTGAAGCTATTGCTAATAACGATTTTGGGTTTGTTCAAACTTTTGGTGTTTTAACTAATGTAAATACCTCTGCTTTTGCTGATGGCGATATTCTTTGGTATGATCCAGCCGTTACAGGTGGATTAACTGCCACAAAACCTTCAGCTCCCAATATTAAAGCTCAAGTAGCGGCTTGTAATAAAGGCGGATCAGCAGGTGGCGGTGTTATCACAGTAAGAGTTAATCCAGGATCACAATTAGGTGGCACAGATAGCAATGTCCAATTTGGCACTTTAGCTTCAGGACAAACTATTATTTATGATGCAACGGCTGGTTATTGGAAAAATTCTACTTTAACCGCAGGCACAGGCATTTCAATATCTAATGGTGCTGGATCAATTACCATTAACGCTACTAATGCAGGCACAGTAACTTCAGTAACAGGAACGGCACCTATAGCATCATCGGGTGGCGCAACTCCAGCAATTAGCATATCTCAAGCTACAACATCAACTGATGGTTATTTAAGCTCAACCGATTGGAATACTTTTAACGGCAAAGGTAATGGCACAGTTACTTCAGTAGGTGGCACAGGCACAGTAGCAGGTATTAGTTTAAGCGGCACAGTAACATCTTCAGGCAATTTAACATTAGGTGGCACTTTTGCTTTGCCTAATGGTCAAGTTACAGGTAAAATAATTTATGATACATTTACTGCAAGCGCATCTCAAACTACATTTACTACTTCTCAAACTTATACAAGCGGAAAAATAGAAGTGTTTGTAAATGGTGTAAAATTTAGAAATGGAAGCGATGTTACAGTTACTTCAGGGACTTCAGTTGTTATGGCTACAGGATTAACAGTAAATGATTTGGTGGATTTAGTTTACCCAATTTAATGGAAACAAGAGAAACCATTGATGACATATTCGATTTTCTACAAAATAAAACAATCAAAGATATTGGCTCTGATCACTACGATAATAAAAATTATTTGGTTATTTTATTATCTGATGGTTCTCTCTGTTATATATCTTCTAGCGGCGATTTGTTTATGGCTCTCGAGCGCCATCTCATTAATTAGTAGAAAGAAATAGTCATGGATATGCAAGAACATACAAAGCATGTATTAGATACAGTTTCGGGCGTTACAGTTTTAGGAACTGTTATGAAATTTTTACCAGCAATAGCGGCAATCTTATCAATAGTTTGGTATTGCATTAGAATTTATGAATGGGCGCGTTCTAAAGCTAAAAAATAAATGGCAAAAGATAAGATAAAACATCAAGCTTATTGTCAAAAATACCGAGAAAATAATCGCGCATTAGTCCTTTTAGGTCAGGCTAGATATAGAGCCAAGAAAAAAGGTATTGAATTTAATTTAGAATTATCCGATGTAGTTATTCCTAAAGTATGTCCTGTATTAAAAATCCCTCTTTTTGCTGGAAGCTCTAGCGGTGGCCCTCGCGGATGCTCACCCTCACTAGATCGCATTGATAACACTAAAGGCTATATCAAAGGCAATGTCCAAGTTATGAGCCATAAAGCTAATACAATGAAGCATTGCGCTGATAATAATGAATTGATATTATTTGCTAATTGGATTAAAAAAACTTACAGAAAGGTCATTGATGAGTAAATATTCGGAAGCTGGTAAAGGATCAACTAATAAGCTTAAACAAAAAAGCTTGTATGATGAGAACTACGAAAAGATTTGGGGTAACAAAAAGAATAAGCTTTATGAGGAACGCTATTATGATTCCGATGAAACAACTTCATGGGATCAAGATAAGGCTGATATGATTGGCCTTAATAGCAATACAGGCGATCATTATATTAAGTGATATGTTATGGTGTCATAAATGATTGTATATCAATGCAATGCTAAATGGTCTATGGCGCGCATGCATAGGCGCTATGTAAAAATGAGAGTGTCAAACAAAAGCAAAAGACGGCATGATCGAGTAGAAGCTTATAGGCGTATATGGTTTTGGCATGAAGATAGGTGGAATCAAAGACATGGTGTTGAAATAATTATTCATTAATTGTAAAGTATGCTTTACATCCGTTTTCACTCAAATCATTGATTTATATACAAAAGAATGAAAACAATTGCATGAAACTTTAATAATTAAATCAAAAAAAGTAATATATATTACACATTTAAATACACACTATACACACGATAAAAAAGGGGCATGAAGCCCCTTAATTATATATATAATGTATATATTATTTATTCATTACATACATTGTTACTTCAAAGCCAAATCTCATTTCTTGAGCTGATGGTGTAGTCCACATAATTAGTCCTTTATCTGTAACAAGCAAAATTACTTGTTATGCAAATTATGAGCTTTTTGCTAGACAAATCCATCAGTAAAATCATTAAAATGGAATATCGCCGCCAACAGTATTATTACCACCATTTTCACGCGGTTGAGGTTCGCGCATTTGAACCCATCCATCAAAATTAACTGGTAATTGCTCAATTAATAAAGCGGTGCCACCTGATTTATTAGTCATTGCCACGCCTACTTTAGTCCATCGAGCTTTTGTTTCTCCATCTTTTTGATATTCGCCAGATTTAGCGATAAGATCATGTGTTATTGCCATTTTGTATTTCCTTAAGTTGAGTTAATATAGTTTCTATTTCAGCATTAAACGCGATCACCGCGCTTTCCGCTCGTTGTTTCCACTCATCATCGAGTGTAATATACTTACAATATATCTGTAAGTGTTCGGGCATTTCCGGGTCAAAGCTGATTAAATGACACCAACTGCGTTGAGTGCATATTAATTGCCATTGAACCTGATCGTAATATTGATCGAGTTGAATACCATCATTAAGATAATTATCTAAATGGTTTTCTGGGCTAGGACATTTAATTTCTAAAAGCCCATCTTCACCTATTAATCCATCAGGGGAACATCCCGCCATAGCAATGGTAGGATGATCCACAAAAGCAATTTGATGAACCATAGTTTGAAATTTATGCTCATAAGCTGATCGAGCCAGCGGTTCCAATTCAATACCTCTATTCATTAAAGCCGTTTTATAATTTGGAATTCGCTTACCTGTAAGCCTTTCCCTAATTAATTCATTGCGATATTTGTTTTTTATTAATGATTCTTTACCGCCACGACCTTCAGTTAATAAATGAGATATGCGTGATCCGCTAATTTTACCTAAACGCATTAAAAACCATGCATCAGAACCTTGTTCAATAATAGTCATTTAATAGGTTTCCTTAATTTAGTATATAAAGGTGCTAATAAATATTTGTCTCCCAGTTCGCGTTTGATAGCTTCAATACGAGTTCTGCGAGCTTCAACTTGCATAAGTTCACGAGCAGAATAACAAAATTCAACACCAAAAAAGTTAGAGTTACGAATGCCTTCCGTATCCATTATGCTAACCTCGCTTTCATAGCATCTTTAATTTTTGCTAATTGATTAACTGCTATTGAATTTGATTTAAATTCGGATAATGCGGCCAAATAAATTGTTTGAAGTTCATTTAATGAATTAGCTGATTCAAGGCTTAAAATATAAGTTTCAATGCTTTTGGTAGGTTTTATAGGCATAGATGCGGCATTTCCATCATCATCATCTTGATATAAGCCTGTAATTGATGCTAAAGAATATCTGCGCATATAAGTTAAAGCTGATCCATAACCTTGCGGATCATTTTTTTGCAATGGGCAAATTGCGGTATCTTCAATCCATTCACCTGAATTATGAATTAAACGAGTGGTTAATGCCAAAGTGCCTGATTGAGATTCTGTTGGGGTTTGAATAAAAGCTATGCCATTATCATTTAAAGATTTTTTAACCGCATCAATCACAGATCCTAAATCAGCATATCGTGATTTAAAATGAGGATTGGTTGAATCTTTAATGGCAAATTTTATTTCTTCTTGAGATGCTACTAATGCAGGTGCTATTTTTATAATACTATCTGAAGTTTTCATAAGTTTCCTTTCTTGTTATATATTATTTACTTCAATTGCTATTATACTATATTTTTTATTGTTTCCTCATAAGCCCATCTTGCAAAATTATTATCTTTATGATGTTCAGCTATAAATTTAGAAATGGCATATATTTCAGCATCAAATAAATCCCTAATACGCCCAATTTTATCATCTTGAGTATCATATAAAATGGATTTAATTTCATCTTGTAAATTTTCATTTTTACAAAAATCACTAAATTTATTTGATCCAAACATTATATGATTTGAAATCAAATCTTGAATGGTTGGTTTATCATCCTGTTCTAAAAAATCAGGATCAGGATTTATTAAAGTTTGAATATGAACTTTATTTTCAATTGAAACTTGATCAGACATATTGTCCTCTATAAGTGATTGATTTAGCGTCATATTATACCCTTTTTAAGAAATTGTCTATCCATGGCAATAAAACATATAGCCATAAACCAAAATAAGCCCAAAATGCAATTGCATATATAATTGCTTTTTTAGTATCTGATTTCATTTTAATAATCCTCCTGTTCAGCTATGCCTACATTTTCTATATCTTCAACATCAAATTGTTTTTCTGATATTTTATCATTATCATTAATTGACATAATAAATAAATCAATGGCTTTATCTTCATTTTCAGCAATAACTTCTCGTTCATAAGTATTAGTAGAACAAATTTTAATAAGATATTTATTTAATTTCATTATTCTTCTTCCTCTACTAAATTTAAAAATTCATCAATATCTTGCGCAATATGAGTGGGAATATCATAAATAATCTCATTTGAATCATCATCCCAAACAACTTGTAAAGACCATGCAATAATTTTTTTCTTATTTTCCATTATGAAACCTTTCTATATTCATAAGGTTGATTCCATTCGCCAATATTTAAATTAAAATAATAAGCGGTATCAAAATAATCAGTCATAGCATCAGATTTATCATACCAAGGATCACCACCAGCTGATATTGGAGCTGTTTTAATAATTTCTACCATTTGTTCAAATAAAGATTGATATTGATTATAATGATATAAATGATATGGATTTAATTGAATATATCCTTTTTCCCATCCATCTTTAAAAAGAGGACTAAAATCAATACTTCCTGCTTTAATAGTTATATCGACTGATGAATAATGTTGTCTGCGAACACTAAATTTAAGGTTTGGGAATGTTTCTTTTAATTGATTTCTTATTGCTTTAACTTCTTCTGTTTTAATATAAGCCATTTTAGTTTCCTTTCGTTTCGTTATTATTCTATTTCTGATTTATATGGATCAATTTGTGTTTGAACATACTCATAATTATTGCTTTGAGTATTAAGTTTAAGTTTTGAGTTGGGCATAACAAATTCATATTTATCAGCAGTCCAATTGTATTTAAGTTTGGCTTCTTTAGGCGCATAATTGTATTTGTTTTCAACCCAATTATATCGGAGCCTTGGAGAATTATCAGCTGACCATGTGATAGATGGTATGATTAATGATGCGATTAATAATGCTTTTATTTGTTTCATATCGTTTCCTTTCTTATTAACTACAAAATCATTGTAAGACAACCATGAAATAAATAAAGCTTTTTTTTATTAATTAACCTATAATAATTGATAGATTTCTC